GTAGCAATAGAAGTTACGTTTTACTTTAAACGTCCGAAGCTTCACTATGACTCAAAAAATATATTAAAGCAAGATGCTCCGACTTATGTTACAAACAGACTTAAAGGTGATATAGATAAGCTGTTACGAGGGTTACTTGATGGGCTTACTGGATCAGCATTTGCTGACGATAGCCAAGTAGTAAAAGTATTTGCTGTGAAGAAATATTGTGATTTAAAATCTAAAATAGGAGCAACAATAAAAATAAAAACTATTAATGAGAAAGAGAATCTCATTTGTGGCTTGTCCCGAATGTAAAATTTTTACTTTTCAAAAAATTATCAGCACAGTTGTAGATGAAGAACACAGAATATTAAGAAGAAGAAGTTGTCTTGACTGCGATCACAGATGGTACACAGTGCAGCAGCCAGAAGTCAGTGTAGAGAATATGACAACATCAAAATTTTTAAATGAGTAGTCGGGAGATCCATCAGCTCTTCGCATAGCTGCCCTGCCTTTCCTACGTGTTGCGATAGGTTTTTTATGGCTTTCAGATCCTCTTGGAATAGATCGTCAGGCTTCCCGACTAAAGTTTATTTAATGCATTTTCTAATCCATAACAAATTCTAGCTATAGTGCCAGAATCTAAATGTTCTGGAAAAGGGCCAAGTGATTTAGTAGATGGGTTCTTACTAAGAAACTGTTTAAGTTTTAAACAATCCTCAGCCCTCAGTCGCACAGATATGTCCATAAGACATATATAACATCACCATAGCGGATCATCAAATGGGTGATATTCATTATCGTTTTCTTGTTGAGTTTCAAAATGTAAAAGTTCATAGGCACAGATCATAAATTTATCCCTAAAAGTTTTTTGAAAATCTTTATTCTCAATGAGCATACCTAACATGACCCTTGAAACAATTCTTACTTTGGAATCTTCTGAATACATATTTTTAAAAGTAGTCTTAAAAAGTTCAATATCACCTTTAATAATTGATTTCATTTCATGTTTAAATTCTAGCTTAACTGCAAGCTCAGTTAAATGCCTTGCCTCTTTAATGTCGTCTTTATCACAACAAACAAGAGCTTCAGTAATTAAAGATTGAGCAAGTTTTAGTCTTTGATCTTTGTTCATTTTTTTTATAAATAGGTTAAATAGGTTAAATAGGTTAAATAGGTAGTTTTAGAAAGACCCCACCAGTTGTAGTGGGGAAAAGGAGTCTTAATTAGACTCCGTACATTTCTTTGAGTTTGTTTCTAGTGTCAACACCTTTATCAAACAGTGCCTTAAGTCCTGTCTCATCATTCTGCCAGTGTCTAAGATCATTTCTCAATGTATTGTGTAGCTCAATGTCTTTAGAAATAGATTTGATTTTCCATTCTCTATCGAATTTGTAACCCATACGGTCTGCTTGTTTTTGAATGTCAGCTAAACCTTCATCACTAATAATTGCCGCTAGTGTTTTGATTTCTTTGTCTACCCACTTTTCCATTACAACTGGTAGCTTTTGAAACTTTTCCCATTTGACTAAATTCTTTTGGTCAACGATTGCTTTCTTAGCATCTGCCTTAGCTTGCTTTTCTTGCTCATTTAGTCTTTGAAGAACTGTTTTGCCTTCCTGTTTAGCTCCTCTTCTGTCACTTCTGAACTGGACATACTGTGTAAGGTAGCCGTTTGCTGAATTAGCACCATAACGATAGTTCCAAATCATCTGTGTGTGAATACTAAACTTTTCAGCATCTTTAGTGTCACCAGCAACGAATCCATGAATTAAATTTTGGTCGCCTAATCTTAGACTTATTACTTCAATCTTGTCAGTAACTGCAAGATGGCCATTTATTCTGCTTTCAAAAAGGCCAATGCTGTGTTTTGCTTGGATTTTAGCGTTACGCTTGCAACCTTCATAATCAACTGTGCAAGTCATAGGTCTTAAATAATCAGGTTGATTATTGTCTCTTGTTGCAAACTTAATGAAGATGTAACCAGCGTTAGCCTCCTCTCTCCAGACTCTTGGCTTTTCGACCATGCGGCCTCTGTAATTAAGTTCAAAAGTTGTGTGGAACTTTTCACCTTTGGCCTCTCTTTCAGTCCACATTTTGTTATATGCCTTTGCTTGATCTTCAACAGCTTTAGTTAGCTTTGTATGTATCTCTTGCTCTAAGTGTTTTGCAAGTTCTGTTGGAAGTTTGAACATTTGTTTAGCGAAGTGTTGTAAATAGAACCCATGTCTAGGTATGTATATATAATACATCTAAATACTTAATAATGCAAATCTAATACTTAATATATTAAGAATGTTATGAATTAGTAATAATATAATATGTATCTTGACGTATCACTACATATCATATATATTAATAGTAAGGCCGACAGGCCGTTCTTTCGCAAAGGTATTTCAAATGACCAAGACAAAACGAGCAAAAGCAATTCCACATTATGTCGTTCTTAAGTGGAACAAAAACAATCCTTTAGTTCCTACCCAGCAAAAAGAATGGGAGATCATCAAGGATTATGACATCTACTATAAATGGGACAGCGTTTTATATACAGCAGAAAGATTCCAAACTTATGCACAAGCTGTACAGTTCATTTACGAGAATAAGTAATGAATCAAATTAATTTACCAAAGTCATCACACCCCACAGGGTTGCATTTTTTCAAGCGTAACCCACACCCCAAGAAAGAAGATCATGGGGATTGTGCAGTTAGAGCTATTGCTTTAGCTACTAACACTGAATATTGGTTAGTCAAGCATTATGCTGATGATGCAGTAGTTCAAAGGCATGATGGTGATGAGCCTGTATGGGGCTACAAAAGATTCCAGACTTCTTACAGTGGCATGACTCGCCAAGAAATGTCTTCTGCTATTAACGACATGGCAAAATCTAATCGCAAGTTATACGATTGGATTTATGTTCCATATAATACTGTTTTTCATATAAATAACTTACCCGAAGTTTGTATCGCTGATCAAGACAATCACGTTGTTTGTGTGAAAGATGGTGCTATTTATGACAGTTGGGATAGCAGAGGTAAAACTAAAAAACTAAAAACCGTTATAGGTGTTTGGTGTCACGTAGATATGTGGCAAAAATTTATGGATAAACACAATGGTGATTTATTAACAGCAGGGGTTGTCAAATGATTAATCAACTATTTCTCTTTTTAAGTGCAGGGTCAATTATGACCCTTGCTCTTTCCTCCTCTTTGCATGATATGACAGTCAGAGATTGTGAGGTTTTTCAAGTGCAGTCTGCGTGTACTTATTTGGAGCAGAAACAATGAGCAACTTTGAAGTTAAAAGAATTAATCAAAGGCTTGCTGTATTAGAAAAGCAAGAAAAATTAATTGAACTTATGAGAGTTGCTTTGTTTGAAATTAATGAAGAACTTATAAGAATTAAAGAACGATTGAACCACTTAAATGAACGATTAAACGATTTAGAGGCAAAGCCATGAGAAAACATACAATAACCATTTACACAAATGATGAGTATTCTTTATACGACATTCTCAAAGAAGTAAGATCTGAAATTGACCGCAAAGTATTTGATAGGCAAAACATCAGGCAACGTAAGTTCAGCGGTACATGGGAAGTTGAAAAAGAATCCACTTCCCCGACTTGGCCTTACTGGGGTAATTATGAAACTGTTGCCAAGTGGGAATCAAATATAGTTCCTAATTCTGAATTTATTAAATTTCAATCAGAACAAAAAAAGACTTCCAGAAACCACCCCTGATCTCTGGAAGTATCCACATTGCAAAGCGTCCTTTGCATTTTTATTTTAACAAATGGAATCATTAGAAACTACAACACGCATTGAAGGGCATAACGTCCTCGAAAGCGTTTACAGGGCAGATAAGGCCATTGCTGCATCTGACTTAAAATATGCCGTAAGTAATGGCTTACAGGCTTTTCATACATACAAATATGGAATAGATAACCCTCCAAGAGTTGCAACACCAGCAATGAAGTTTGGATCTATGTTTCATAAGGCAATTCTTGAACCAAAAGATTTTGCTAACTGTTATCAACTACTTGATGATAAAAGGTCAAAAAGAGGTAAAGAACTTGCCCTTGCTTTTCAGACAAGAGGCATTGAAACTTACACCTCAACAGAATTTGACACTATCGCAGCAATTAGAAAGTCATTAGAAAAAAATACTTTTGTTTCTAAATATCTAATAAATGATATTGAAGGTGCATCTGAGCAATCTTACTGGTGGACTCATAAAGCAACAGGTCTGCAATGCAAATGCCGTTGTGATTATGTTATTCACAGTGATATGGTGATAGATCTTAAAACTACAGGTGAAGGCGGTGCATCACCTG